CCTAGGTGTTTACATTCAAGCTGTTCATGGATGCTGTGAAAATCGCGGCATTATGGCACATAGCAGTCTTACACAAACTACAGTATTACGTGGTGCGTTTAAAGACGATACAGGTACAAAGAAAGAATTCTTTGATAACATTAAAATGCAACAGGAGTTTGCCCCAAGATGACCACTGCAAAAGATTTAACTAATCAATTAATTGAACGTGCTAAGAATTTAAAAGAGTTTGTAGTACGCAGAGAATTTGATCATATCCCCGGCGGTGTAGTAAAATATAACATTCAACATACACAGGGTGAGATGGCTAAAATTTTTGTTCCAGCTCTTACACAGCATGAGGCAGAAGAAATGGTCGACGAATGGTTTAACGAGGACGAAGAATTATGATTACTAGAGACGAAGCATACGATATCATTTCTAACATTAACGAAAACGCACACGATCGTTCTTGGGATACTTGGGTAGAGGCTGATCAATTAATGGAGTCAGAAGAAGAAGCTGACTGGGAAGCTGCCGAAGACTTAAAAGAAGAAGCTTCTAAAGAACAAGCTGAATACTTTCGAGAAGAATTTGACGAACTCGATGATGAAATCAAAGAAGCTATACTACACTATGTTTTTAATGATGAAGATTTTAAAGAAGAATTTTCAATGTGGTATGGTCAAGATGAATTTACAGCAGATTTTGATTAAGGTGCATTATGGCTATTTGGAAAATTACAAACTATCATAAAAAGAACGCAGTAGAACGTCAGTTCTGGACCAAGGACGGCATTACTATAACTAAAGACGAAGGGTTCCGTTGGGGAACCTGGACTTGTGAAAGTGACGAACGACCCGACATTGATCTAAATAATCCAGATGGTTTCGAAGTATTGTCAGCAGATGTTGATTGGGAAATGGATAATATGGATGACGGCTGCTGGGTCGAATGGACTTTTCCCGACGACATGGACGAAGATGAGCAAGAACGTATTCAAGAACTGTGGGACGAGGAATGGTTTGAAGGCCTAGAAGGTGACGGATGGTCAAATGATGACACCGAACACTGGATCTACGGTCCTATCCAATTAACCAATGTCGATACCGGTGAAGAATTTATCGGAGAAGAATAATGAAGTGGTTTGACCGTTGGTTTTACAAGCAGGCTAAAAAGGCTTGGGAAAATAAAAGCCGCTATGAAATGGAAGAAGAAGTAAAGCAAATGAAAGAAAGGGCGAGTATTAAAATGGCAGGATTACAAGTGGGAACAGCAATGGTAGAAAAAGGTGCTCCTGAAGGGGAAGGCACTATTAGATTTGAAATTAGTTCTGCGGTGGGCGGAAAGATTGTAACTGTACGACGGAGCGATCCTCGTAAAGATCATTACGACCAACAGACGTATGTTATCCCTAGCGGTGAAGATCTAGGAGAGCGTGTGGCTAGAATTATCAATTTGGAACAATTTAGATGAAAGCACAAACACCAGCCAGAGGCGTACTCATAGTCAATGAATGGGGCGCATCAAAAATGTACAAAGCCGTATGCGAATGCGGCAATGATGATTGCACACATACGATCGACGTTGAAGCCGAAGACACTGGTGTTACAGTTACCATTTATACCAAAACTAGAACTAATTTTTGGTCTAAGAATAGATGGCAACATATTTGGCAATTGCTAACCAAAGGCTATACAGATTACGAAACTTGCATTGTTATGAACAAGCAGGTTGCTCTTAACTATGCAAGTGTGTTACAATCAGCTGTAGAAGACGTAGAAGAAATTAGGAAAAATAATGTCAAAAATAAAAGTAGCTGAACTGTTTTATTCAATACAAGGCGAAGGGCGGTACATGGGTGTGCCGTCTGTTTTCTTGCGTACATTTGGATGTAATTTTAAATGTGCAGGATTTGGTATGCCTAAGGGGGAATTAAGTAATGAAATCGAATCTATTGCGGGGCGTATCGACGATTTTAAAACGTATCAAGAACTTCCTTTGGTATCCACTGGATGCGATTCATACGCTAGTTGGGATCCTCGTTTTAAACATCTTAGTCCTGTTCTTGATTCCTCTGCGTTGGCTGATGCTATTTGTGATATATTGCCTTACAAAACTTGGGAAGATGAACATCTAGTTATTACAGGTGGTGAACCGTTACTAGGCTGGCAACGTGCTTATCCAGATTTGTTAGATCATCCTAAAATGCAGGGTTTAAAAGAGATTACCTTTGAGACAAATGGCACTCAGAAGCTAACTCCAGAATTTAAAAATTACTTACAAGACTGGAATAAAGTTGGTAGGGAAATCACGTTTAGCGTAAGTGCTAAACTAAGTTGTTCAGGTGAAGCAAGACATGAAGCAATTCTACCAAGTGTAGTTTGTGAATACGAGGAGGTTGGCTACGCATATCTTAAATTTGTAGTAGCAACAGAAGAAGATGCAGAAGAAGCAATTGAAACAGCAGACATTTACAGAGCCGAAGGGTTTACAGGACCCGTATATCTTATGCCAGTTGGTGGGGTGGAGTCTGTTTATACTCTTAATAATCGTAGGGTCGCTGAACTAGCAATGAAGAATGGCTTGCGCTATAGTGATAGATTGCAAGTACCGCTATTTAAAAATGAGTGGGGTACCTAATGACACTATGGCAAAAAGTTAAAGATTTTTGGATCCGCAGTTATACTAGCGATCGTCGTGCTTTTTATTATGAAACAATTTCCAGTGCCTGTGTATTTGTATCAATGACTTGGATCAGTCTTACAGCACAGCATCCGCCTATGCATTTGATATATCCAATTAGTTTTGTTGGTGCTGTGTTTAGTATTGCTAGTTTTACTAGAAGAGGCGCAGGTTGGCCGCTGGTTATGACTTGCTATTTTGCATGTCTGCACGTTTTTGGTTTTGGTCGCGCAATGGGATGGTATTAAATGAAAAAAATTATCAAAAAAATATTTGGAATTGAAAAGTTAGAAGCAGAAAAAGCTCTAGCTGAACAAGAACGTACAGAAGCTTTAGCTCGAGTAGCAGAAGCCAAAGCCAAAGAAGAAGAAGCTAAGAAAGCAGAAGAACTGGCTAAATTAACTCCAAAAGAAAGAGCTAGTAAAAAGGGAGAGCCGTGGGTTGGTGTAATCAATACTCACGTTAACAAAGATAATGTTAGGAACGGCTTTTTTGAGCTTGACTGGAACCCCGAATTTATAGTAGAATTAAAGAAAGCGGGTTACGGTTATGACGGAGATCCAGACGAAGAAATCGTTGACCGCTGGTTTAGAGAATTGGCTAGTAGTATGTTTTTAGAAGAAGGATTAGATCCTAGAAATCGTACAGCTGGTTTTATTAATGTTGTTCCACTCTCAAAAGGTAAATCCGAGGTATCATGACTTATATTCTGGTTGATACAGCCAATACATTTTTCCGTGCCAGGCACGTGGTCCAAGGTTCTAGTGACATCAAACTAGGCATGGCTTTTCACATTACTTTTAACAGTATTAAAAAGGCATGGAACGACTTTGACGGCAGTCATGTAGTGTTCTGCCTCGAAGGCAGATCATGGCGCAAAGACTTTTATCAACCTTATAAGAGAAATAGACAAGAGACTCGTGCGGCTCTTACACCCAAAGAACAAGAAGAAGACAAATTGTTTTGGGAAGCGTTTGACGAGTTTAAAAACTTTATCACAGAAAAGACTAACTGTACAGTTCTGCATCATCCGCAACTAGAAGCAGATGATCTTATTGCGGGCTTTATTCAGAATCATCCTGACAGTAAACATGTGATCATTTCGACTGACAGCGACTTCTATCAATTAATTGCACCCAATGTTAGTCAGTATAATGGGGTTCAAGAACATCATATTACACACGAAGGAATCTTTGATGCCAAAGGCAAACGTGTCGTTGACAAGAAAACAAAAGAACCTAAAGAAGTTCCAAACCCAGAGTGGCTATTGTTTGAGAAATGTATGCGCGGTGATACCAGTGATAATGTCTTCTCAGCGTATCCAGGTGTGCGTATTAAAGGTACTAAAAACAAGGTCGGTCTTACTGAAGCGTTCGAAGATCGTAAAAGCAAAGGATATGCGTGGAACAATCTCATGCTTCAGAGGTGGGTTGACCACAATGGACAAGAACATAGAGTACTAGACGACTACGCTAGAAATCGCACACTTATCGATCTTACTGCTCAACCAGACGACATTAAACAATTGATTAATAAAACTATCGAAGTAGATTGTGTTCCTAAAGATGTAACACAAGTTGGTATTCGTATGCTTAAATTTTGTAATGCTTGGGATATGAAAAAAATTGCAGACAACATACAGTCGTATGCAGAACCCTTCCAAGCTAAATATCAACAACAGACAACCACAGAGAGGACAGAATGATTTTTCATGCCAAACCAGTAATTGACGGAAAGTTTTGGATTGTAGAACAAGACGGTGTTAAGGTAGGACTACTGCATAAAAAAGAAAATAACAGATTTATGCTTAGTTCAAATAGTGGTGAAGTTATG